TACAAAAGAACAAAAATTCCATATATAGATGCTATCGAAATTGCTAAATCTGAATATAATAAAACAAAATAATCATTTACATGAAATTTTATATTACTACCGAAGGGGCAACTAAATTAAAGAGATCTTTTTTAAAATTAAAATTATTTTCTATAATACATGTTCCAGAAATATTAGAAAAATATGGTTATACATACGACACAATAGATGAATACGGATCTTTTATAGTTAGTAATAAAATTAATGATTTAATTCAATCATATTCAAAATCTAAAAGAATTAGAGGAATAATTTACTCAAACCCTTTAATAAATTCTGAATTACTACCGAATTTGTTTAATATAGTAGAAAAAATAGAATCTATAAATGAAATAGTACTATTAGACGATTATTACGTACCAAAACTGACAAAACTATACATACACTTTGATGAAATAATATTTTTTCCTTCCATAAAAAAAATTCGCTTAATTGAGGCGAGGTCATTTGACGATATAAAAAAGACTCTAAAAAATAAGTAATTAACAAAATATTAAATATAATTAATCTATGTTCGTTTTGTGTCTGTCATAGTTGAATAATTTACTACAATTAGCTCAGTTTATTAGGCGTTCATTCGTATAAAATATAATTAAAAAAGCCCAGAGTACTCTGGGCTTTTTTAATGAATATATATAATAAATAATATTTTTATAATGGGGGCATATCCAAATATCGATAAGAAAAAATCAATAGGTGTAGGCATAGGCAAAGACGGTGGGTTTAATCCATATACGGAGCAATCTTTAATGAGTATTGAATCTCCTGTAACTGCAGCTACATCAGTAAATCATCCAAAAGTTAATCTTGAATCACCAAAACCCTCGCAATTAAATAGTCGTGATTACGAATTAATTGACAGAAGAGTTATCGATATTAAATCAAAATCCAGTTTTGATACAGAGTATAATAATGTAACATGTTTTAGAACTAAAGTTAACTCGATGTATGTTAATGATAGTGATGCGAAAATAAGAAGAAAATATAGAACTAAAGGAGCTTCTAATATCAATGATGCTAATTATGGTATAAGTAATTGGGCTTTTAAAAATAAACTTAGTGAATCTCAAACTATACTAAGAAATTGTTTATTATCTGAGCTATCTAAAAAACAAAATGATAAAGCTAATAAAAATACCACTTCATCTAATGACACAAAGCCTAATCCATATCCAGGATCTCCTTTTGATAGAAGATTAGATAGATTATTTATATCTGGTTCTGATAAATCTCCTGAATCAGTTAAAATTCCATTTTCGTTTGCGTTCAAAGAAACAGCGACTGCTGGATTATTAGTAGACGAAGAATATTTAATAAAAAACACATCAGAATCTGTGACTAATCCAGATGGAGGTTTTAGTGTAGGTGCACAATCATCAGCTGGGAAAGCCGCTGTAGAAAAATTACGTAAAGATAAAAAATTACTAAAAAATAATATTTTATATACAGGTGTCCCTTCATTAATTAATACATATGCAGTAACTAAATTATATGGTTCAGAAGGTGGAGCTAAATTAATTAACAAAAGAGGAGAACGTAGATGGTATGAAGTTGATGAAGCATTTGGGACTGGTTCTACTGGATTAAACGCTTTTTCTATGAATCCAACAACATCTTCTTTAATTTCGTGGGGAAATGCTGATCCATATGGCAGAACACCTTATCATTTTACTGATTTTGTTTTTTCTAAACATTGGAAAAAAATAGAAAATAACAGATTAATTACATTAAGAAGATTTGGTGCGCCGATATTAGATAATTTAAAATTTCCAGGAATGAATGGCGATAAAAATACTACTAAAACATTATTTCCGCCAATGGCGCATGCAATAACTTATTTTGGTGAAGATACCGGCAATAGTTTAAATAAATTGTTAGGTTTTTCGACAGGGTTAAACTGGGATGAAGTAAAATCTAATGTATGGAAAGTTGGTACTGAATCTTCAGTAACTACTGAAGCCGGACCAGGTAAATTATACAAAGGATTATCTACATTTGCTCGTATGGTAAATGTGGTATCTGGTGAATCTGATCCTGAAAGAGTTCTTAATGACGGTAATTTGCCTCCAGATCCATATACCGAAGGTCCATATGAAAATAGAATATTAGGCCCGGTGAATAGAATCGATTCTGTTAAAAAAAGAGCTCCGGGTTTATTATTTGAATGGTCGGGATTAAATTTAACTTTTGATTATGTAGCTAGACCAATTGGCGGAGTTAACACCAAAGCAGTTTTATTAGATATATTATCAAATTTTTTAATAATAGGTTCGGCTAGTGCAATGTTTTTTGGTGGACAACACAGATTCATGGGCCAACCTGGGAAATATCCATTTTTAGGAGGAGATAAAGGAATTAAAGAATGGTATCAAGGAAACCCAATTGGGTGGGCTAAAACAACAATTGGATCGTTTACTAATCAAATACAAGGAGGAGGAGGAGAATCTGGTATCAATACAAGTTTTCTAAAAGATATGGGAAAACAATTTAGCTCAATATTAGGTTCGCTTAAAGGCTCTAGTATATCTGATCTATTAGGAGGTATCGGAGATTTTGGTAAAACTGCTGAATACTCAAAATTAAAAAATTTAGGTGGAGATATATTATCAAACGTAATAGCTGAAAAAGCAAGCGGGCAAGTACCTTATCTATCTGGGTTAAAAGCATTATTAACAGGAGAACCAGTCGGGGAATGGCATGTTACTATAGGAAATCCACTAAATCCAATTGCAATGATAGGTAATTTAATATGCAATGGAATCGAAATTGAATTTGGTGAAGAACTAGGTCCAGATGATTTCCCAACAGAATTGAAAATTATAGTTAAATTAGATCATGGTATGCCTAGAGATAGAGATGCCATACAATCAGTTTTTAACAGAGGTATGGGTAGAATTTATGATTTACCTGACAAATTTGAAGGATCGGCAGATGGACAAACTCCTGTTGATAATTATACATCAACATCAAATGAAACAGGTACTGCTGCATTATCAAGAGGTTGGATGGCTGGACCTTCAACAGTTGGATCTAGATCAGGACCGGCTGTGATAGAAGCATTGAGCAATAAAGGTAAATCTACCGTTTGGTCGCATGCCCCATTTAGAGCAGTATCGCCTAATGAAGATTTAACTACAAAAAATGGCGAAATGGCAAGAAGTACTTATAGATCTGTCGATTGGCTAGCATTAAAATCACTTAAATAATCTACTTATTATTCAACACTTAAATATATATTTAAGTGTTGAATAATTTTTATCTATTATCATTTCCATATCCTTTACTTATAGTGACTATTTTCGCTTCTAGTTTTTTTTATCTTTTTTAAGTTCTTTCGTAATAGGTTTTAATTTCAACAAGGATATATATTATAAATTATATTTGCATGTTTAATTCAACTTTAGATAATAAACCTTTTTTCACAAGACCTGACGGTATAATAGTTAGAGATTTAACACAATCAGTGTTTGATTTAAACGACACAGATTATATAAAATATGATGTATATAAAGTACCTAAAGAATACGTTATGCGACCGGATTTAATATCTCAAGCAGTTTATAATACATCTACATATGCTGAAATTATACTAAAATATAATAGTATATCAAATCCATTTAGTATTAATGAAGGTGATATAATATTAATTCCAGAAATAGAATCTGCTAAACGTAACATAAAAACTTCAACAATTGGGTCTGATAGTGATAAAGCAGAACAATTAAGACAAAGTTATAAATATATAGATCCATTAAAAAAGCCAAAAACTGGTGGAGAGTTAGAAGATTTTAATAATAGGGATATTAGTAATGACGATGTTTTACCACCTAATTTAGCGGAAGCAGGTACTTCGCAAATTATTCATAGAGCAGGTAGAGTATATTTCGGAGAAGGAGTAGAATCATGTTTAAAAAGTGGAATTTCGTCAGGAGAATTTTTATCATCTGTTATATTATCAAATAAATAAAATTAAAAACACATGGCTACACCAATATACATAATATCAGTTAATAATCCAAATTTCGCAGCTACTGAATTAGTATCAGGTAAAATAACTTTTACTAGATCTGGACCAAGAAATACTGCCAATGGTGTTTTAGATAATTTACCAGTACCTTTTACTAATCCAGTGTCAGGTAGGTTAGTACCGAATAATACAGGTACAATAGCTTATGATGGATATACTTCATTTTCAGCAGATTATGGTTTGTTAGCTGATGAAATGATATTAAATCTAAAAAGTATAGTTGAACGTTTGTATGGTGTAAGTTTAGATTTAATTTACGAAGAAGAATCAATACCCGAGGAAGATGAGATCGTAGAAATAGAAGAAGATGAAATAGAAATAGAAGATGATGAATTATTAATAGAAGATGAAGAATCTCCGTATGTATTTAAGCCACCAAATACAGATACATCTGCACCACCTGTTCCGACAGCAAAATCAAATGAGAAATTTAGAATTTATCAAAAATTCAAGCATGACATACAATTAGATGAATTATCTTTTGAAACTAATGCAGAAACACCTGAACATAATGTAGAAAATATATTTTCGGTAGAAGTACCTTTAATTAAAATAAATGATTATATACTAAATAAAGAAGAAATAGATTCATTAATTATAGATAGTACAGACTTTATACCTAAAATAGCTTTAACGTGCACATTTATGCATAATACGTTTGCAATTAAAGAAATGCCCAAAGATGGTGATATTATATCTATAGCAATTAGAAATAAATCAGATAGTTTAAAAATATTAAGAAATGATTATGTTATAACAGGTATGTCTTCATCTAAAAATTCCGTTAATGATATATACCCAACATCATTAACTTTTTTTGGAGATTTGTTTATTCCAGGTCTTTCTGCTAATAAAGTTAATTTATCATATAATGGTACGTCGTTTGAAGCTATGAAAGATTTAGCAACAAAATTAAAATTAGGATTTGCTACTAATGAAGATAATACTAATGATAAACAAATTTGGTTAAGTGGGTCATCATCACTTGTCGAGTATATCGAAAATACTATAAGTAGATCATGGAGAGACGAAACATCATTTTATAATATTTGGATAGATATTTATTATAACTTAAACTTTGTTAATATTAATAAGCAATTAATAGGAGGTGAGGATGAAGTTGATATAGCTGTATGGATAGATAACATAGATAAAGATTTTGCGTGGGGGGAAATTAATAATACAAATCAACCTCGATTAACATCTAAAGTTTTTTCAAATTATGATAATTTTCAAGCATCATCTTTTTATATAAATAAATGGAAGCCAAATAATAATGCTACTAAAATATCGTTTCAAATGGGAACTGTATTAACTGGTAATATATTCGAGCATAATAGAAATTTATTTGCGAATGATGAAGCAGAAAAACTTTGGTCAATACCAATAGAACCAACTTATGATCCAGAAAAAGTAGATAATCATATTTTATTAAGGGGTAGAGCTACTCAAAATCCAGAGTTAAGAGGTAATGATTTAGCTAAAGCTAATTATTCATATCCAGATATATATGAAAATAATACATATATGGGTATACAATATACTATAAGTAATCCTGATGTTGATTTATCACAACGTGATGGTAACCACCATAGAAATTATTATAGAGCAGTTATTCAAAATGCAATGAATAACAAAGAATTAGGTAAATTAAATGTTGAAATAAGTGTAACTGGTTTAAACTTAAATATAATTAAAGGAGATAAAGTTCCTATTGTTTTAATCAAAAAAGATAAAATAGAAAATCAAATATTAGATCCATTAATAAACGGTAGAGATATGCTAGATAGATTTTATAGTGGTTGGTATTTAGTTAAAGGATTCAAACTATTATATAATAAAAAAAATGATAAATCATTTATGTCTAATTTTTCACAATCATTTATTTTAACTAGAAGAGAATGGCCTTCGCCAGTTGCTGTAAATCCTATAGAAAAAACATAATTAAAAATATATCAAAATAATGAGTAACCCATATAATAATTTTAGACGTCCGGAAACAATTGAATCAGCATCACTTAACTCTATATCTAGACGTTTTGATGAACCTACTTATTTATCATTTAAACTAGTTTTTGGCGCGAATGATGATTGGTATAATGGTGGAGGACAAGGAACTTTTCGTAATTATGATATTATGCCACATCCATTATTTATGAATGAAGGGGCAAAAGAAATTGATGATAGATTATTATATTCTTCGATAGATTATCTATTAGACGCAAATGAATTTACTAGAGCAAAAATGCTTAGACAATTTATTAATCAATTTAATAGTTTACAACGTGATTTTCCATGGTATTTTCAAAAAATAGAAGGTTTATCAGAAATGATGAAGGTGGATCCTAAGCATGGCCAACGAATTAAATCTGAATCTAGGTTAACTATAACAGCTTTAGAAGGTATTGATTTAAGAATGTCTCATTTATTAAACTTATATAGAAAAATAGCATGGGATGACACGTATCAACGATGGGTGTTGCCTGATATGATGAAATATTTTACTTTAAAAATTTACATTTCTGAATTTAGAACATTCCATACACCTAATCAATATGGTGCGAATGGATTGGTTTCTGAAAAATATGCTGAAGATGGAGAATTATGGTTACGCATATTAGATGACACATTACCAACATGGGTTATAAATTGTGAAATGTGCGAATTTGATATAGAAAATATAAACTATGATTTTTTAACAAGTTTAGGCGTGGACGAAGCTCCTACAGCTGCTGGATGTCAATTTGGCATTAAAGTTGGTAAAATATACGAAGAACAAGTTTACCCGTTATTCCAAAATACGTATTTAATTGACAAATCATTAAATGGATTTGACAGAGCAAAAGAAAAAGATATAGTTGCAAATTTAGATACAGGCGAAAATGAAGAAGCAGATTTTGATTCAACTGCAAGAAATCAAAATAATAATTACAGTAAATATGGTTACAGTAAATTAGGTATTGCTCAAGATTCACTAGAACAAAATCGTGATCACTTATCAGGTACTCCGTTTAACGAAAGAGCTAATGATAAATCATTATATGGAGTGAAGGGACCAGGTGCCGATGGAAAATTCTTTACTGAAGATGACAAAGCTACTCCTAATCCAACTGAACCAAATACATGGGTTGGAAATGCGCTAGATTTCGGAGCTGCTTATGTAGGTAACGAAGTAGATGATTTTGTGAATAAAGCTAAAACTAAATCAATACCAGAATTAGGTGGATTATCGGCCACCGAAATACAATCAGCATTACAAAGTAAAGATATTATATCAACTCTTGGATTAATTAAAAGAGGAATCACTCAATTTAATGCAGAAAGTTTCGGCCCGTCGGCTTTATTAGAAGGTGATATTAATGATAATATGTTTAAAACCTATTTACAAAATTAACAACTTCTAAAGCGACTTCAGAAGATAGTCAACTTATAAAAGAAGCCGCACAAGAAGCATTAAGCAACTCTAGTATATATAATCAAATTAATGATTATTCTAAGGCTACTGATTTAGTTGGGCAAGGTGAAACTAATATTCCACAAAAAATTGAAGGTGTTAACACTTATAAAAATTTCACTGAAACTTTGTCAGGACATGATAGATCAACTGCAACTGATTTAGATGCTGATCCTAAACAACTAAAAGCATTACAAGTTTTTGAAGGGGTACCAACTAGTACAGCAACTTCTAATAATATTATAACAGGATAAATATGGAAGATGTAAAATTTATAAAACGTGATTTATATGATAATGACTGGATTGGAGTTGTTATAGATAATAATGATATAACGTTTTCAGGTAGGGCGAAAATAAGGGTATTTGGTGTATTTGATGATATTGTCGATGAACATATTCCTTGGGCATCACCAGTCAATTCTACTATATTTGCATCTAATGGCGGTGGTAGTTTGTCTATACCTAAAAAAGGTATGTTTGTTAGAGTACAATTCAATAATGGCGACATATATGCACCTGAATATCTTGCAATACAAAATGTTGATACTAATTTAATTGAAGAAATCAAAGAAGATTATATAGGTACGCATGTAATATCATACGACCCAGAACAAAATCTAAAAATTATATTTCAACGAACATCTGGATTAATGGTTTTCTTTAAAGACTCATTTTTTCAAATCACTCCAGATTCAATGATCACATTACAGCATGCTGATTCTGATTCATTAATTCAAATGGAAGGAGATATAACAAGAATTGTAACAAAAAATGAAGTACAAGTTACAGCAGCTGCTAAAGTAACTGTAAGTGCAGATGAAGTAGTTATTAATGGCGCAAATACAACAAAAGTTGGCTCATCTCCATATTCTCATGCTTTATTGGCCGAACCATTTTTTGCTTTATTAACAACATTAGCAACTGCATTAGATGCTAAATTACCATCAACACCTGGAATTAATGCTGGATTAGTAGAATCAGCAAAACAAGCTATTACGTCAACAAACGTCCTTATTGGACGATAATTTAAATATAAATATTATGAAATTTACTACAATTAATCAATGGATAAATGAACAAGTAAAAGAAGATAAAACGTTTGGCTGTATAATGTTAGATACGAAATTTACTGAATGGGAAGATTTTCATACTAGCGGAATAGATCCAAAAGATATTTATATCAAATCATATGATGAATCGTATGGTGTAGAAGATAATCCACATATGACATTATTATATGGTATACACGAAGATGAAATAGCTCCAGAAATAATAATGAGCATTATCGAAAAAGATTTAGAACCTGTTACAGTAGAAATTACTAAAATAAGCATATTTGAAAATGAGGAGTACGACGTAGTCAAATATGATATACCAGTTACTGATCAAATTCAAAAATACAGAGATATGCTCGAGAAAACATTACCTAACACTCAGACGTACCCAGATTTTCACCCTCATATGACTTTAGCGTACGTTAAACCAGGAGAAGGTAGTAAATATGTAAAGGAATTAGATGAGCCCTTCAGTGTCACTTTTAATAAGGGAGTATATTCTTTTCATGAAGCCAATGATGAAGGGGAAATTGAAGAAATTAGAAAAGAATTTGTTTTTCCTGATGAAGATAGGATGCCAGTGGATTTAAACAATACAGATTCTATAGAAACAACCTCTCCATTTACTAGTGATAACGAATAAAAATTATTAAATGACAATACAGGCTGAAGCGTTAAAAGTTAAACAACAAGTATTATTTAAAGTACAATATGAATGGGAAAAGCTTTTCTTTGATTTCCCTTTATCTATTGACATGCTTAAAACTCTAGGCTTGAGTTTATTAATAGGATATAGTAGCGAGTTAATAGCTAAAATTATGTCATTAATTGGAGATAATTCTCTAGGATTTGATATAACTGATCAAAAACAATTAAAAATTTATCTAAAAAACCAACCTACATCAAAAGCTATATTCAAAGTTGTTGATGATTCTATGGATGAAGAATTACTATCAGATGCTTTATTAAAATGTATCAATTCACCAAATAATAAAGCTGTTATTAACGAAGAGTTAGTTCGGCAAATTAGTCCTGATGAAGATTCATTAAAAAGTTATATTAATACAATAAAAAATGATAATCAAAAAGACCTAAAAAGTAAATTAAAAAATATTCAAGATAAATTTAAAAATAAATTAAATGAATTATCTGGTTCGCTTGATGAATATAGCGAAACTGCAAATGAATATACCGAAACTGTAAATGAATATTTAGTTTATATGCTATTAGCATATTATATTATAAATTTTATTATAGAAATTTTCAATAAAACGGATATACCATCTGGGTATATATCTAAATATATTGCAAAGGTAACATCTGTGACTATTGCAAGTGTTTCTAATGCAAATAAAGAACTTTACGAAACATTATCTCCTACATTTAGTATTTTATACCTTGCAGATGCAATATTAACAGCATTAATAGTTGCAATGGCAATATATATACGTAATAGAAAAAAGTATCAAGAAAATTCAACAGTTACACTAGAAGAAAACACATGCCCTGTATATTTAGAAAATAATTCATTAGAACCGGTTGATCCATCTAGTAATGTTTCTAAAATAGAAACATTAGAACTACCAACATGTTGTAAGTTTAATGATTTGGATGTTGAAATAGTTCCACAAGAACCATATGAATCTAAATTAGAAAATAATAAATATTGTGAAATACCAGAACCTGCTAAGGAAAAAGAATTAGTTGACGCTAATCCAATATTAATTGCTAATGCTATTATAGAAAATAAAAAATTAGAAGAATTTAATATTATTATATCTAAAAATAGCAAAATAAATGGAGGTACTTTATTAGGAACTATAGATAATCAAAATATTTATTCTCCAATAAATGGGGTAGTTTCTGATATCGAAAAAAATAAAATAACTTTATCAAATGTATCAGAAAGCAATCAAACTTTCTTAGAATCTAATATAAAATTATTAACTGAAAAATACACTGAAATAAGTGATACTAGGGATTTTTTATTTAAGTGGTTAGTTCCTTCATTATTGCCAATAATGTTAGCTGAATCACCTGCGGTTGATGGAGAAATAAGCGATGATGAAGCCAATGGTATCAAATTCGTTGGTATTAATAAACAATGGAATCTTATACAATCTAATTACAGAAATAATCTAAATTATTACGAAAAACAAATACAAATTGTAGCTTCTGAAGATAATATAAAAACTAATGCAGAAAATGAAACGCTTGAAAAAATTAACAATGAAATAAAAAAAGAACAAGATTTATTACTAAAACATCTTAAAAATTATAATGAATTTGCGATTAATAGAAGTAAACAAACTAATACATTAGATGGTGAATATATTCTTATTGAATATTATATTAATTTATTATCTGAAATTTCCAAATCTACACATCAAACAAAGATTGAACAAACTTTTTATAATCAATTAAATAAATTTATATTACAACGTTTTTATATAGATGAATATGATAGAGAAAAAATTAATAAAAAAATAATATTATTATCTAATAAATTATCAAATGTCGATACAACGAATTTATTCATTGATAAATTATATAATAAATTTTCAAATATAAAATTCAAAAAAGATTGGTTAAAAGAACTGGGAAAAAATAATAAAAATTTAACAGATATAGAAAAAACTTCATTAATTAATCAAATATCATTTTTAATAAATTATTACTTAAACATAAATGAAGATACAACTAAATATTCTGATTTAACTAATAAAGATAGACAAAAACAAATATCAATTGAACGCAATTATATTTATAATTATTTTAGCAGTTTATGGGTAAACTTAGATAACTTACCAAATGAAATAAAAACTTTAGAGTTTATAATAAATGATATTTCTGTATTAACTACATATTCTGTAATTAATATTGATAGTGTAAATTATAGATATTACTCTATAGCAAAAAATGAAAATAAATGCGAAGGAGCTGATATAGATCCTAACTTAGGTGGGAAAACTGTCACAAAATTTAATGATATAAAATATTGGTTAAAATATTGTTCACTAGCTACATTAGCTAGTGTAGCTAATCCTGCATTAGGATGGGCATCTGGATTTATCGGGCCAACCGGGCCAATTTTATTTCCAATAGTTTATATACCAATAAAAGCAATTTCAACAGATTACGGATTTATAGTTTTTGGATTAACTATAACTGGTGCAGTAGTAATGCCATTTGTTTTATTAGTTAATTTATCAACAGTTTTTCAATTACCTTTATTTGATCCAGTAGTTGCTATAAAAAATGAAATTAATGCTCTAAAACTTAATTTAACTGGTCAATTAGATGAATTCAAACTATTTACTATTAAAACTTATTTAGATAAAACAAAAAATGAATTAGATAAAGCAACTTTAATTTATAACGAAGCTAAAACTAATTTAAAAAATCATAGATCTAACAAACCGCCAAATATCAAAAAATATGCAATTGAATATGCCAAATGGCTAAAAACAAATATAGAACTTACTCAATCAAAATTAATTTTTGGTATAGACAAATATAAAATAGAAGTTAAATATAAAAGTATTTATATATTTTATACAGTTGGCGGAGAAATTGAAGAAGGTGGAGAAGTAAATGATATAATAGATTCATTGAAAAAAACAGAAAAAATTATAAATAACCAATTTGATAAATTAGTAAAATTAGTAGAAAAATTAGAAAAATTTATAGGCCCACTACCAATAACATTAAAGCCAGATTCTGCTAATTTTGGATTTACTATAAAAAATCCAAAACCTTTATCTGTATTCGCTATTAACCTATCTACAGGTATGATACAAACTAATATATTAGATAATATATTAGCTAATTTTAAAATTAGCAATGAAAGTTTCATGACAAGCAAAGGTCCTATAGTTGATTATAACGAGTATAAAATGAAAATGCAAGCGTCATTACCTTTATTAATACCAAGAGATCCATTTCCTGCTTACGAAAACTTAAAACTTTCTAATTTAGGATTAATATCATTTTTGTATACTGAGTTTGTTGTCGGAGGAAAACTATCATTCGGAATCCCTGGTTTACCTTAAATCTAAAACGAACTTAGTGGAATTCTTTTCCATTTATCTTTTACCCAAATATAAAGATAATTATCGTCTAAACTTACTTCTAAATTTGATTTAGTAGAGAGATTACCTATGTCTATATTATCAGATGAATCTTGATTCACGAATTCACGCAAATTAACATTTCCGGCTTTGCTTATTAGTTCTTCAAATAAATTTATGCTAATATATTCTGGAATTTTCCATTTAGCACTAGATAACTGTACGAATGTTAGCGATTTTTCTATATCGCTAACATTTATTTTATTATAAATTTTCATTATACTATTTTTATTAATCCTTCATATGTTGTTATTGATAAATTACCATAACTATCATAACTATCTACTATTACGTCGTAATAACCTGATACATCAAATATAAAAGGTACACTGTCATTAAATACTTTCATTATAATATCTTGTGTTGCATTTTCTCTAATAGTCCAAACGTTTTTTTGATTTAGTAAATAATTATCATCATCATACTTAGATTGTAATATTACTAAAGTACTAATATCTATGGTTATTGTTTCATCATAATAATAATAATTAGAATTAACTAAATTATCTGACGGATCATACCATTGATTATTTACGTAATTATGATCAAATAAAATATTAATCATTACAAATGTATTGTCTAATAACAATTGTCGGTAATCATCTTCTAAATAAACTATAAAATTATTATTTTCTTCATTTGCGTAATTAGTTATTCCAGAAAATGTAGAAAATGCAGAAAATGCATGTTTAGCAGAAATTTTATATCTACTTAAATTATTTACAACATAATCAGGTAACCCAAAATCAAATTTATGTGTAGATCCAATTGGATTTTCATTAACTCTAAAACTAGATCCCCACGAATATCCCGAAATTGTATCTTGTATAATTAATCCAATTAATTGGTTATTTTCGTATGAATAACCACTCATACTAATATCTATCGTAAATTCACCTGAACCTTCTACATAATTAGAAGTACTTCTGTATGTATCATTTAATAAATAAACTCCATAAGAAGAATCTACTATATATTCGGCTGGTATATTATCAACTGTTATATCATTACCTAATAAAGTATTAATGCTTGTATCAATTTCATCTATAATCAAATAATTTGATTTATCAAAAAATAATAATTTAATACTATCATCTATAAAAAACTTCTGATAATCCGGATCTATAACTAAATCATTACCACTTACGTCTATAACTCTTTCTGTTAAATTAAAAAACTTATTAATTGATTTAGGTTGTGGTATATCTTGAAAATATGTAATTGATGGTACTTTTATATAAGCTTGACCATCAACAGTGAAATCTATATATAAACCTTGTAATGGTACTTGTCTATCATATATAGGTTTTTTATTATCGTTAATCAATGCATCTACTTGTCCTATAGTTAAATACTCGGTTTTTGGTAATAATTTGTTAATATTATCTGATGAATCAATTAATGTATAAATAGTAGGATGCTTAATCCAAACATTATGATCTTCTCTAGTTTGGTTAGTAAATAATGTATTATAACTATCCCATCCAAATACTTCTATATTATAATCACCTATATGATTAACATTCATTACATAAATACTATTATCTATTAACAAAGAATTAGAATCTCCGCCTGATAATCCACTAGGATCAGCCCAATAATAAATGCTTGGATCTATTAACTGTAATGGCATTCTAGGAGAAATATATTCCACATTTAAAGTTATTTGTTGTTCATATAAACTAGTATCATAATTGAAATTAATATATGATAATTGTGATGAATTAGAATTCATTGCTATTTTTCCATCTAATATATCTAAATAATATGTTTTGTTTGTAGGAAAACTCACTAAATTATCACTAGTATCATAAGTTTCAAAATTTTGCATCATCATTAATGGAACATTGTAATTTGAATCTAGTGCATATTGAAGTACTGAATTAGTAGAGGCTCCATTAAAATAAACATAATTATCAAACTTATAAATTACCCCTAAAGAAGATTCCATAACATATCCATAAATATTTGGAGATATAATTTTGGTTTGTGTAGATGTAATAATTGTCGCATCTTCGGTAACTGTAAAATTATAAGGGAACAATTCTGATGTATTTACATAAGATAAAGTTTTGTCATTTATGACAATTGAACCATCTCCACTAACTATAGAATAATCACCAGCTTGGAAAATATATTCACTATCTAGTGAGCCAATTCTAAGATAAATATCTGGGTATATCGAATAAGCAATAGATTTATCCCATTCATCAATATTTGGATCTCTTAAATATGCAGTTTCTAATGATACAGATACATGAGTTGAACTATCGTTAAATACAGATGATGAATCCATTATATTGTAATATCTGATTTCATTATCATATATCCATAATGGATTACTAACATATTCATCAGATAATACTCCTGATTTTGTATTTTCTATAGATGCTTTCCATTGTATGTCATTTAATGATATCATTGGGTTAGCCATCGTTGGACCCATTAATAAAAAATTGTCAGGATTTTCTAAATAATGAGACGAGTCAATAGATAACGTATTAGATGGATCTAATGGATTCCACACATAACTAACATAATCTTTAAATGATACATTTAAATCACTTATTTGAGTTTGAGATAATTCTGCTATAGTTAAATAAATAGACGCTTCACCTGCATATAATTCAGATGTACCTATTGAAATTGGCGTAAGTGATTGTGATTGTTTGTAAGTATAACCAATATTATCAGTTGCATATATTTGATTTTTGAATCTATCAAAATATACACCTTCTCCAGTTACATCAATTATTCTAGCGTTAACACCTATTATATTTTTTTCTAACCAATTTTTTAATGATAGTAATTTTACAAAAACTTCATTAATATTATAATCATAACAATTTTCAGTTTCAGGTGTTCCCCACGTGTCATATTCGCCAGTTTCTTTCGTTAAACAATAATTAAGAGATAATTGGTTTAATTTTTTTAATACTTTTCTATCTTCTGGCGAAAAACTTAAAATAGTTGAATTTCTACCAGGTGTCATTAATCCAGTTGAAGGATCTATATAATCTTTAGCGTTATATGGAATAACTAAACTTAATTTTTTATTTTCTTGTACATTTTTGAACCATTCTCTTATATAAATATCGTCATAACCTAGCCATTTTATAGCATTAACTAATGCCTTATATGTCCCAATATAGGGTATTATTTCATTTTGATCCAATATCATTTGTTTTGACTTCGGATTTACTATTTGATAATCAGGTAAATCTTCATTTATATCAGATTCTTTAAATAACGTAGGAAAATCTTTTGGATCAGGTAAACCAAAGTTAGATAATAATGTTCTAAATCTTTCATCTTCACCTATCGATTCAGCGTTAACTATAATTTCGCCTAATGTATAATATTCATCTTCTACATTTGCATATATTCTTAATTTTCTTTCAAATACCCCTTCAGATTCTGCTCTAAATCCGATATTTATTGAAATTGGTGTATTTTCTGTAAATACTGACACGTCATATATCAAAGAATCTGTCCAAACAACAGAATTTTCATCTTCATTTACAGAAAACAATTTAATTTCATCATCTTCTCCGTACATTTCAAATAATAATGACGTAATAGATGAATCATATGGTCTATAAAACGAAGAGTCTATTTGTTCTAATATAAATAAATGTTCAGTTTCAACAATACCTTGAGATACTGGTTCTAAAAACACAGCACCAGTATAAATAGTAGATGGATATTCATATAATGACGATACATCTATATTATCAATACTGCCAATCCCTTGTACGTTTTGACCTATTTCATTAGTAAAGATTGATACATCCACGTAATTAATATTAACATTACCAGTTATATCAATTAATGTTTCATTAATATGTCATTATATAATATTGATGTATCTGTAGTATAGCTAAATACGCTATTAGATATATGAGAACTATTAATATTCCCAGAAATATCAGTTAACAAATATCCTTCAGCATTTTTACCATTAGCCGACACAAATGTTAAATTTAAATGTGAATCAGCAAACAAATTTAATGGAGAGCCTTTTTTATCAAATATTTTCCAGTTATTAATATTCATATTTTATTATATTTTATCTATATATTTTAACGTTACGATATAGTAGTTGTATTTTTAGAATGTGCTATACTAAACCATTTTTTAATCATTTTAGTACTTTCTATAAGATATACTATCATTCCTTCTAATTTACCAAACATAGATATTTGTTGAGGATTTGACCATAATTCAGGAGATGTTCCATTCTTTAGAATATTACCAACATAATTATATCCTAAATTTTTAAAATTATCGTTAAAATGTCTAGCTTGACTTAAATAAGGAGGACGCATTTTACTAAAAGGTCTTTTATCTAAATTATCAACGCCATTATCATATACATTCATATTATTAAATATTATTTAAAATTGCTTGATTATGTTGTTGATTTAAATCTTTTTGTGTATAACCACGAACTTGTATATTAATAGTTGATAAAGATTTTTTATCTGTACTATCTTCATAATTTATACCTGATGAATTTTCAAATCCCCCTCTAAATAATGCATAAATATCTTTAACTGGAACGCTATTATTCCACGCATCCTGTACTTTTCTTTCTAAAATAACATCACCATATTCATCGATGCCATAATGAGTTAAATAAATATTTTTATTATTCTTGTCTGCATCAAACCAAAGATTAACTGAATCTACCCCTTCTACGTTTTCAACAACTTTTATAATATCAGATACAGGAATTCTATCTCTTCTAGTATTCTTTAAAAAATATTCTGATGTTTTATTTATAATAGTTTCTCTAACATTATCATATTCATATCCCTCCCATAATAATAATGACATATTTAATACAAATTTTGGATATTGCACATCTAATATAGCATTATCGACAGTTATAACTCGTTGTCCTGTTTCTTCAATTAAATCTAAAATAGCTCTTTTTTCATTAGATGACAGTTTAAATGATTCAATTGGCGCAGAGAAATAATTTAATCCAGATGCAATTCTTTTATTAATATCAGGAATTAAAAATAAATAAATAGTATTATCATCTTTCTTTTGTTCATCTAATTTTTGTTGTGATTGGATTAATAATTCGTTAGCTCTATTTAAGTTATCTTTAATCGCTAACGCTTGCGAAGATGTATCTCCATAAGTTGCTATAGTATTTAAATATGATTGATTTATCTTTTCATAATTTGTTTTTGTTT